GGCTAAACGAATTGTTGAAGAAGCTGATAAGTTAAGAAAACATGGTCGCAATGTAACTTATGAAGATTTTAGCAAAGCGGTTAACGAAAGATTACGCCTGTACAATGCGACAATGCGAATTAATCGGCAAGAATTATTGAAATCTTTAATAGGTTTAAATCTAATTGAACTTGGTGCAAATGTTGATTCAAGCTTGAGACGGAAACTAACTAATGATTATACGGATGAGATCACTCGACAAGCTGGTATCTTAGGCGAATTTAAACATCCGATCTGGACAAGTAAAGAAGTTGCCAAAATCGTTATGGCTCAAACGGGCAGTGCTAATTTCAGTAAGCGTATTTGGACTAATCAGGATGCACTAAAAGCTCGTTTAGATGCATCGCTTAGCGTAGCACTTATTCAAGGTCAAAATCCTAGAAAAATGGCTCAACAATTACGGGATTTAGTCTCTAAAGAAGTTACTAATGCTAGATATGCAACAGAACGAATTGCTAGAACTGAAAGTGCTAGAGTTCAAACTCAAGCACGACTTAAGTCTTTTAGAGATAATGGCTATAAGTTCTGTAAATGGCACGCAGAGCCTAGTGCTTGTAATATTTGCAAAGAAATCGCTGAGAATGATAATGGTTATGGAGTAGGTGTTTACCGTGCAGATGAAGTTCCTAGCCTGCCTGCTCATCCTAACTGCAGATGTGGTTTAGGTGCTTACTGGGTGGATGAAAAGGATAGAGCAGAAGCATCTAGACTAGAACGAAAGAAAAATACTGAGAAGCGAGTCACTATTAATAAAGAAAAACAGCGTAAACTAACGGCTGAATTCAGAAAGAACGGTGGCAAGGTAGCGAAGCTGAATACTATTTGAAAAGCCGAGGAGCTACCGCGATGACTTTAGGTGATGCAACGATTGTCTTACAAAATAAACCTACGATAAGTGAAGTTTTAGAAGAATTGTACCATATTGAACAATTTAAAAACGGAGAAATAGATGACGATATTTCTAAATATAAGGCAGAGATAGAGGCGCAAAATTACTTGTTATCGGTAGAAAAGATGTATAATATACCTAGAAGAGAGATAGAAGAAACTAAAAGAAATTTGAATTACTGGAAAGGAAAGCTGGAAAATGAAAATAAGTGAAGTATATAATACCTCTTTTTCGACTGTAATTGTAACTGATAATAAGCTTCCAGAGAAGCTTCTAGGGAATTTGGTAGTAATAGATAATAGAAAATATAAAGTTACAGGAGTGCCAACTAATGATAATTATTCATTTATGATTGATGAAATGGAAAATTTTAAAGTAGGACAAAAAGTTGAGTTTATTTTATAAGCATTCACATAGAATAATGTGGGTGCTTTTTATTTTTGGAGGAAATTATGGATAATGGAAAATTTATAGATATATGTAAAAATGAAGTGGTTAAATATACTAATGATCATTTAGATAAAACAGATGGTAAACAGATTAGTTCAGATGATGTTTATGTAGTTTGGTTAACTAAGGTTTTACAAAGTAATAAAGCTTTATTATCAACTACATTGTTTGATGGTATGTATTATGAATTAACATATAACGGAGATAAAAACGAATTGTACATTGATGTGTACAAAAAGTTTGAAAATAAAGGATTAGTATTAGACGACTAGCAATAGCCGTCTTTTTTATAAGGAGAATTAAAATGAATGATTACAAATCAAGAATGAAACAAGAATATTTAGAATTAACAACTAGAATTAGTAAGTTACGTCGAATGATTGTATTAGCTAAAGCAGATAAGCTAGAATTTAAGCTAAGTTGTAAGGATGAATTGTTAGAAGAACAATTAGAGGCTATGGAAAAATGTGCTCTGGTGCAAAAAATAAAGGCTCTGCATTTTGACAGAGTCTTGTATTCATAATGTTGCATAAAAATTCTTAAGAAAAATCCATCCCCGAGGTTACGGACAACAAGACAACACTTTAAACAATCATAGATAATCATAAAAAAATAAAACACCGACTTAACGGTGTTTTAAAATCATAAATCATTATAAAATGTTATAAGAAAGCCACTTACCGGCTTGATATATATTGATATATCAACGTTTATAAGGAAAAATGTCACCAAAGTGTCACCAAGGTTCAAAATTTGATACTATTCTGCTATCCGATGGCTTGTCTCGATTCCAACATTATTAAGGATATTTTCGATGTCGTCATCCGCTTTTTGTCTCAGTTCATCAATCAAGTATGCATATCTGCGAGTAGTGGTTGTCAAATCAGAATGGCCTAGCCTCTTGCTGATGGCGTATATATCCACACCTTTGTATAAGAGCAGGGCAACGTGGCTATGTCTAAGAGCATGGAAGTGATAGCTTGGCTTATTTATGTTTAACTGCCGCAAAGACTTCCGAAGCGTTTTGTTGCACCCTGCCGATGTAGGTATAGTTCCAGAAGCATTACAGAATACCATTCCGGAGTGATTGGATTTTAGCTGAGCGATGATATCAAGCAGCTTGCTGTTAACCCTGATGATTCTGGTTGATGATTCAGTCTTGGTTGGGATATACTTCTTCAGCACAAAGTCCCAAGCCTTATTGATGTCAATCGTCTTCCAGTTGAAATTGATGTCGTCCCATGTCAGCGCTGCTATTTCCTGTAACCTCATTCCGGTCATGATAGCTGTATAAATCATATAGTAGCTGGTATATCTTGGATCTAGCTTACTTTCAAGGTATGCAGCCAACTTGTTTATTTCATTAACATTAAGATAATCGACTTTGTGTTCTCTGTCAGAATTCCAGACCAGTTCAACGTTCTGTGTAAAATCCTTAGTGATCAGGTCGTCAAGAATAGCGGACTTGACACACGATCTGATGATGGAGTTGGTCTTCTTGACAGATTCAGGAGCGTGGCAAGCTCCGTACTCATTGATAAACCTCTGGTAATCTCTGCGTGTAATTTCATCAATTTTCCTAGAACCATAAAACTCGGCGAGTTTAGATTGAATTACCCTATATTTACCGGCTGTGATGTAAGATATTTTGTTTTCTTTGTATGTTCGGAACCATTCGTCAAAATACTGCGCGAACGATACAGATTTATCGGTGATTGTCGAATCGTCTTTTTTTATCTCCATGGATCTGGCTCATCGGCTAGCTTCAGCTTTCGTGGAAAATCCAGCTTTAGATTTGAATCGTCTTGTTCCAGTGGAATCATACCATGAAATTCGTACTCTCCATTTTCCATTTGATGATTTAGAAATTGCAGCCATGATAATCACTCCTCCCATTTTTAAGTTTTCTATAGCTTGCCATGGTTTTTTCTCCTTTCAAGTGCTAAAATAGAGTATACAAATAGCGCACCTTTAGGCGTTGTTTTTTTGATTCGCATTCCCTTACTAATTGGCGTTGGTGGAGGGGATGCGATTTTTTGTTTACTTGTCATTGTTTTCTATTGCTAAAGTCTGTCTATATTCTTCAGCGTCTGCCATTTCTTCAAAATCAATAGTTAATTCTTTATATTCAGCTAATTTCTCTTTGATTTTCTCAATAGGGATTTTATAGAATTCTTTATGATTGTTGACCTTGTTGAGCTTATACTTGTCGAAATAGCTGTGAAGCTCATTTTCAAGCTTGTAGGCATCGTAGCTAAAAATCAGAGCATGGACATCGAATTTAAATGGGACTGATGCACTGCTCAACTCTGAAATTCTTTCAAGCGGATCGAGCCTTCTCGTTACACCTATCTTGAAAATATCTTTACCAAAAGATCCAATATTACTTATAACGTAAACGTATCCGGCTGAAGCATTGGCGGTTCTATAATCCAATTCTTCTTTCTCTTTTTCTCGATCATCCATTTTTTTCTTTAATTCTGCAACTTGATCGTTGATATCTTTCACTTCAGCATCGTTTGTAAGGTTTTTTAATTTTTCTTGCAATTCATTAATCACATTCTCGTAATGGGTAATATCTTTGTCGATAACCTTTTTCTTTTGAGCAACTTCTTTCTGCAAGGCTTTTTCTTCTCTCTCACGTTGACGCTGCTCGCGCAGTTCTTCTTTTTCCTGTTCCTTTTTCCTTGCGTATTCATATGCCAATGCCAATTCTTCTAGTTTGGAATTCAAATAATAATAAGATATAGACACTTGAGTTACTGAAGTCAACTTGTTGATTTGTTCGTATGAACGCTCAATTCTTTTTTGGATTGAATCGTAATTAGAATATTTAACCTTATTAATGGCGGCCTCACATTCGTTGTTAAATGCCCGCAAAACCAATTTGATACTATCATTAGTCATTTTAGTTCCCTTGGCCTTGCTTCCATCTACAGTCCAGCCTTCCCTGTAATCAACAGCAGTTTTTTTTCTTATCATCTCTTTTTGATTCTTTCGAATTTCAGTTAGTTTCTCTTTATATCCGAGAGACGTTGCAAAATCATATTTTGGTTCGTATAATCCGTATTCTTGCATTTCTATAGTGCTGTTAGCATTATCAATCTTTTGTGAAAGTTCATTGAGCTTGTCGGCGAGAGTTTTTTTCTCCGTGCTCAGTTTTTCAACATTAGAGTTGAGTTCGTCCAGCTCTTTCTTTTTATCGATAATTGATTGTTGAAGTTCAAAAGCATCCATTTGCTCAATAGACATTTTTGACTTTTTCAATTCTTCTAGTTCTTTTTTATATTGTTTACCTTTAAATGCATCAAGAAAACTCATATTCTTGCCTCCTTACGGTTTTATAAAGTTTACCATGCAATCTGACAGTTGATAAGATCTAACAAAATCCAGTGCGTTAAAGTCAGGACTGACATCAACTTTTTTCAGCAATAAAGCCAATGCGAACTCGTTAGCCTCAGCTTCAATTTTAGACACCTGCGTACTGGATTCCAATCGTCTGAAGAACGTCGTAGATTCTCCCGAGTGGAGTATAATATGTCCAAGCTCATGCGCCAAGACAAAATCTTTTTTGGGGTATTCTAGTTTAGGACTGATAAGCATGGTAGTTTGTCCATAGCTGCTAACAGTCATTCCTAAAGTGCTGTCTGGCAAATCTATAGTATCAACTATGCACGCACCTGTTTCTTTAATCAGATTAGCAGGGTCAGTAGTTCCACAACTGTCAACCAAGTAATTGACTTCTTTTTTTATATTCAAATAACATCAATCCTTTTTGCTTCTCTTTTTATTCATTTCAAGCGCAACTAGAAGTGCAGCTTTTAAACTAGCCTTATCTTCATCGCTCATTGGTTCTCCATAGAAATTCACGCTGTTCTCAGATTCCAAGCCATCCAGCATTCGGTCAGCAAGTTGGCCTATATCAGTCATCTCTTTAGGAGATAGCGAGGTTTTATCATCAGTTCTTCCTAGCAGGTAATCGGTAGACACTTTAAAATAGTCAGCAATTTTGGCCAGTTTGTCAGAAGAAGGTGCTTGCGTCTTAAGCGAGTATAAGTAATTCTTACTGAATCCAAGTTCCAAAGATATTTCTTTTAAATTTTTATCCTTTTTTCGAGCAAGCTCTTGAATGCGTTCAAGTATTGTCATAGCAGTATTTAACGCCCTTTCTAAAATGAGTTACAAGAAAAAAGTATAAAATAGTGTGATTTATCTGTTGACTATCACATTATTATGGGCTATACTCATTCTTGTAAGTTAAGTTGATAGACAAAAGCAAAGAAAAAGAGATTGACCGACCAAAGAACAAGCCTTTTTCGATGCTTATTAAGTACGCTTTAATAGTACATTATTATGGGTTAATAGTCAATAATATTGTGCGTTTTTTCTATCATTTTTTCTTACGGGTGGGAGGGAGGAATATACAAGGAGGCGATTAAAATGCCAGAAACAATTAATGGCAGAGAGAAAATCAAAGCATATCTCAGTGCCAACGATATTTCCATTGCATCGTTAGCAACGATGTACGGGATGCCTAAGCAAGACTTGTCAGACTATTTAGCAGGCAGGAAAAAGAACCCTAAGGCAAATCAGGTGATTCTAAAGATCATCTCTGATTTTAAGCTTAGCTAGAAAGGATGGTTTAAATGAGCGACTTACAAATTTTCAATTTTAACAACAAAGAAATCAGAACACTGGCGATTGAAGGCGAACCTTATTTTGTCGGCAAAGATGTAGCAGATATCCTCGGGTACCAAAACGGTAGTCGAGATATCAATCGCCATGTAGATGAAGAGGATAGACACAAGGCAATGATCTTTGATGGTAACCAGTATAAGGAAACCATCACCATCAATGAGTCAGGTCTTTACAGTCTTATCCTTGGTTCTAAACTGCCGACCGCCAAAAAATTCAAACGCTGGGTTACGTCGGAAGTGCTTCCTGCAATCCGCAAACACGGAGCATACATGACTGACCAAAAGGCGGCTGCAATCGTGACTGATAAAGGGTCGCTTGCTGATTTACTCCAACAAGCGGCTGAACAACTCAAGCGGAAGGATATTCAAATTGAGCAGATGAAGCCTAAGGCACTGTTTGCTGATGCAGTATCAACGAGCGACACACCGATTCTTGTTGGCGAGCTGGCCAAGATTCTGCATCAGAATGGAGTATCGATGGGGCAGAACAGAATGTTCAGATGGCTGAGAGATAACGGTTATCTCATCAGCAAAAAAGGCACCAGCTATAACATGCCGACTCAGCGGGCGATGGAACTGGGACTGTTCAAGATCAAGGAGAACGCCATTACTCATAGCGATGGCCATGTAACGATTACCAAGACGCCTAAGGTTACAGGCAAAGGACAAGTGTATTTCGTGAACAAATTTGTCGGAGAGGAGGATTTGGCATGCAGAATCTGAAAGCTGAAGTGACCATAACTATTCCAAAGGACATGGTTTTGGTCAATCGGGTCGATTATGAAGACTTGAAGCGGCAGGCTGAAGAGGTCAAAACGTGGTCCGTCGCTGATTTCAAACGGGAGTTGGATATCCCAAAGAATGTCACATGGATTAAAGAATGCCTCCTCAAGCCCAACATCAGCGAAATCAAAAGCTGGTGCACCTTAAAGGAGGGAAGTGGTGGGAGAACAGGAACTGTAATCCTGTCTACCGGGGCTAAGAAGTGGTATAAGGAATTCTTCCCGAAAATTGACTGGGAAGAAAAAATTTGCGAATAGGAGGAAACGGGCCCAGGAATGGATGGAAGAAAACCGCCAGCGGATTGACTGGCGGGCGAAGTTGCCAAGATAGGAGATAAAAATAATGTTTGTAAAAAATTCATCAGTAACCATTGAAACTAAAGACTTTGCCATGCTTCTGGCTATGCTGCCATCTTGTGGTTGGAAGACAATCAACGGAAAGGAAAAAAGCATGGAAATGATAAAAAAGGCATTCCGTGTAGATGAGAGACTGGGAACAACGATGAATGCATACATTAATGCGTTCACCGTCCTGGAGATAGAACGAAGCAGAGGTAAAAACCGTAACAAGCTCATCAACGCTATCCGTACTCGCAATAAAAACGATGCGGAAGATATGGAAAAGGCAATCAAGGATATTGAAGAAGGTGGCAATAAATGAACGAGAAGGAATTGCTGGTGCCAGTAGCAGTTGAAGAGTTAGCCGCGTTAGAAGCCATGGCAATGCTTTCTGATTGTAGGGTAATCGATTTTAGAACTATATCAGATAGAATTGATGAACGAGCTGGAGACGACTCAAAGAGCCTCATTGGCTTGATGTCACTGGCTTATGTGATTTTCGAGTACAAGAAGAGAGGCAGAGAGGAAGCTGCACAAAAAATGTTTGATGAACTGAAACCGGAAATAGCTCCTTCAATGGTAGAACTCTTAGATGAATTAGAAGAAAGCTGGAGGGAAAACGAATGAGCAAAGAGGAATTGCTGATTGCGTTGAGGCTAACGCAACATAACCATCGCATTTTAATGGAAATCAAAAACAAGCAACTGGAGGAAGGAAAATGAAAAGATACAGAATTACGTACAAAGAACTCAATGAGGAGTATTATCCCCTCGAAAGTCGGCTTACCACTTTAGACGCTTACGATGCCGAAGTTAATAAAGGTTTTGTTTACATTTGGTTTGACGATGATTATCACGGTGCTGATTTAACACTCAATGCTAATTTGGTGTATAAAATCGAGCGAATCGAGGAGGAGAAAAAATGAAAAATTTATCTGAAATCAGAAAAGAGCGTGAAGATATCCTGTTAACGGATTTCATCGGTTTAGCGTGGGTAAACACAGGCGATGACGTTGTGTGGCGACTTTGCGAGTTTCCGCCGTTTAAAATCACGGTGGCTCATGGAGTAAAAGCGGTTGTTGACGGATTAAACGGGCAAGAAATAGACAGGGTCGAAGATTGCCGAACGGTTGCAAAGGATTCTGCCGAGTACCGTATGATCATGAGCGAGTGCAAAATGTACGGCAAAATCATTGGCACGGTGAACGAATTTGAGGAGGAAGAAGGAGGTGAATGAAGTGAAGTATTCAAAAGAATTTTGTCTGATGGTAGACCCTAAAGCGGGCAATCCCCGTCTTGTCGAACCATCGGAGGACCCGGAAAAAATCGTGAAGGGTTTTTTAAAACAGATCAAAAAGCCCCACAGCCTTATCTGGGCCATGGATCAGCTAGCGTACGGTGATTGGCAGAAGTGGGACCCCGCAAGGCAAAAATTGTGGGATATGTTAAAAGAGCTTGACAAGCTCGGATATTAAAAAAACCGCCCGATATAAGGGCGGTACAGAATTAACACGTGCTAAGTATAGCACACTTTGGGAGGAAATAAAAATGGAAATGAATCAATTGCAGAATCAACAAACACAAAGAAGCATTACATTCAAGGCAAACGGCGATGACGTGACACTTTCTCCAAGCATCGTGAGGGACTATCTTGTCCGCGGCAATTCCAAAGAAGTTACCGGACAGGAAATTGCGATGTTCCTTAACCTGTGTAAGTTTCAGCATCTTAATCCGTTCCTGAATGAGGCCTTCATTGTCAAATTCGGAGATAAGCCCGCACAGCTTATCACGTCGAAAGAGGCCTTCATGAAACGTGCTGAGTCTCATCCTCAGTACAACGGCCTTAAAGCGGGCGTAATTGTTGTGAATAACAACGGGGTTGAGTTCCGCAACGGTGCCTTTACAGTACCGGACTTTGATCAGCTTGTCGGCGGCTGGTGTGAGGTGTACCGCAAAGACAGGGATATTCCCGTCAGGGTGGAGATTTCGCTCGATGAATTTTCTAAAGGTCAGTCAACCTGGAAGACCATGCCGGCGACAATGATCCGGAAGACGGCCATCGTGAATGCCCTGCGCGAAGCGTTCCCGGAAACTCTCGGGGCGCTCTACACGGAAGATGACGACGGACAAATGCAGATGCAGCAGACAAAGAAGCAGGTGCAGGCGACCGAAAACAGCAAGGCCAAGAACAAGGCTGACGCCCTGATTGCACAGGCGATGAATCCGGAACACGTTCAGCAACAGGAAACGGAAGAATTCCAACGCGAACCGCGCCCGGTAGATTTGTTCAATCCGGCAGAAGAATACTCAAAGTAAAGGAGAATGAAAAATGGAACTTATAGCGGAAAACTACTACGATAACGCGACAAGCTTTGACTACATGAGTACGTCGCTCTACAAGGACTTCCGAAAATGCGAGGCTTTTGCCCTGTCGAAACTGAACGGAGAATACATGCCCGTCATGGATCCTACCGTTCTGCTCGTAGGGAACTACGTGCACAGCTACTTTGAGAGCGAGGCCAGTCACTCTGCATTTATCGAGAAAAACAAGGACGCAATGATGACCAAGAGCGGTGCGCTTCGTGCTCCGTACAAGGTCGGCGACAACATGATTAAGTGTCTGGAGGCTGATCAGGTGTTCAATAACCTGTACAGTGTCGGCGAGAAGGAAGTGATTGTGACTGGAGATATCTTCGGCCATCAGTGGAAGGGTAAAATCGACAGTTTCAATCTTGACAAGCAGTACTTCTGCGACATCAAGACCACGGCAGACATTCACAAGGGGTTCTGGGACAAGGATGAGCGTCGCAAGGTGCCGTTCATCAAGGCATACGGATATTACCTTCAGATGGCGGTATACACCGAGCTCATCAAGCAGACGTTTGGCGTTGAGTGCCAGCCGTTCATCTTCGCGGTGTCAAAGCAGACACCATGCGACCATGACGCTTTCAGTTTCAATTCCGAACAGGATCAGGAGTATCTCAAGGAGGCTTTGGAAGACGTCAAGGAACATCAGAATCATATAGCTGACCTGATTGCCGGCAGAGCTGAACCGGAGCGGTGCGGTCATTGCGAGTACTGCAGGGCGACGAAGCAAATCACGGCGTTCACAAGTGCTGCGGATATTGAAGTTGAGTAAGGAAGCTTGGGCAGTGGCCTTATGACACCGGACGGGTGGGATGCCCGAATCGGAAAGGAAGGAGAGATAGTCATGAGAGTGGAGAAGATGAAGCGCAGCGGATTCACAATCATCAATAACGGCGTGCTTAATAACACCCAACTGAGTTGGAAGGCAAAGGGTTTGTTTGCTTATTTGTGGTCCCAAAGTGATTCATGGGATTTCTACGAAGTTGAGGTTCTGAAGCATTCTACTGACGGGAGAGCTTCGCTTAGAGCGGGGCTAAAGGAGTTAGAAGAGCACGGATATCTTAAACGATATCGAAAAAGGGATGATAAAGGAATTCTTCGTGAAAGCAAGTGGATTTTGTCTGAACAGCCTATGTTCGATTTTCCAAAGTTGGATAAACCTACATTGGATTATCCTACATTGGATAATCGAACACTAACAAGTACTAACCAAAACAATACTAACTTAAACAATACTAACTTAAACGAAGACGCAGTCGTTGATACTAGTTTAGTTAACATAGAGAATCAGCAGAAACAGACAACCGACTGCGGCGGCTTCGCCAAAGTAGTCGACTTTTATAAGACCAATTTCGGCATGCTTAACAGCTACATGGCGGAAGAGCTGAGACATACGTACGACGAGTGGAGCAGCCAGTCTGAAGAGCCTGGTGGAATCATCATCAAGGCTATGCAGATTGCGCTTGCGAAAAACGTTAGAAATTGGAAGTTCGTCTGTGGGGTACTTCGGCAATGGGAAGGAAAAGCACGCACGCTTGCTGATGCGGAAACACTGGAAGTGGAACACAAGAACCTACAATGTCGGCAAAGAGAACCACGTATAGTCGGGGCAGATGTAAAACGCAATAGCGAAGAGCTTGACCGGCTTGCCAAGGAACAGAATGCCGGTATCGACATGGATGCGGAACTTGCTGAAATCAAGCGGCTTAAGTATGAAATGGGAATGCAGGTATGAGTGAATTAAGGAAAGGGAGAATGGAAATGAAATTTGATTACGCATCTCTTGACTGCAAGCCGGGAGTTATAGCGGTTGCGCCGCCGTGGACGCTATGGTCTGGAGACAGTGTAGTAATGGACAAAGACAGCCCAATGTACAAAGTGAAGCACTGCACCACGCTTGAGGACGATTCCGAAGCAGTGCTCATGTTGAAGGATCTTGCCGACCTTCACGATGTTTCAGCAATCATCACAGATAAGGGAGAACGCATCGATGTTCCGGATGAGAACTATTTGAGTGACATGAGGTATGAGTTTGCCGGCCCATGGATTGCTGATCTTGCCTGCATCGATGATGACATTGATGATTTGCGCCGCAAGCTTGACGCTGTCGTTCAAAGGAATGTCTTTTCGAAAGAATTTGATATAGAAGCCGGCATGAGCGACGTGTACAGTCTCTGGCAAAGAAGTCTCACGATTATGTTGGCTGTGAATCGCTATATGTATACCGTAAATCACCAAAATGGAGGAGAAAGAAAATGAAGGTACCTCATTCCGCCTCGCACTTTGGAAAAAAGGTTGTCATCGACGGTCTCAAATTTGATTCGATGAAGGAAGCAAGCTTCTATCAGCTTTATCTTAAGCCGAGCGGCTACCAGTTTACCACACAGGAACGATTTACGTTGCTTGAGACATTCCCCTTGGAATTAGTCAAACTTCGTCAGACGGTGTATAAGAGCGACTTTGTCGTATATGACAAAGTCGGTTCAATCAAGCACGTGTATGACGTCAAGAACGGATATACAGAGTACGCCATAGACCAGAAGTCTAAAATAAAGTTTTCGCTGTTTGCGAGAAAGTACGGAATTCCTGTTGAGGTTGTTGTCATGCGTAAGAACTACTTCAATGTCGCTATTCTGGGCACCACGAAAAAAGTCAAGCCGGTGCCGATGATCAACATCGATTATGACTGGCAAGATCTTTTTAAGTAGACTGGTTGCGTCTTGGCGAACAGCTGGACGCAATCATTACCCTGAATGGGGTAAATAAATTATCATTTCTCAATCTAGATTAGTCTGAACGTGCAGTCTAAAGTGGGCTTGGGTACTCACAACACTTTATAGCTATCACTTTAAACTAACGCGCAAATCAGAATTGCACACGGGCATCATGGCCAGCAATCGAATTGCAACGTGTGCATAGTCAACTAATTGTTCTTGAGTCGACGATCGGTTGGCTAACCGTTACCAGGCGAAAACCTTTAGGAAATAGTTGTAACAATACGGATAATCAGGCTCAAGTGTGCCGGAAACGGTCCATCTCATGATGAGGAGGTTCGAGTCCTCCGCCGGCGCATCGGAAGGGGGGAAGAAGATGAAAAACTACTTAGTGACCATTAAAATCGGCAAGGTCATCACAAACAAGCTGGTCAAAGCTGAAACTGCTGAAGAAGCAGAGAAGGAGGCGCTTAGATGCGCATCACAAGAGACTACGGGCTCACGAGCTCCAAGCTAGAGCATGATTTGTTGGCGAGTATTGACAAAATCATGCGGGCCGATGCCAGAAAACGCAGGAAGAAAGTGTCGGTGGTAAGGCCTGGAAGAAAGTACAGTCATGTGTGGCATGGCCAGAGTTTAGGAGGACGAAAATGAAGTACAGAAAGAAACCAGTTGTGGTTGAGGCGGTTCAGTTCACAGATACTGAAGAATCAATTTTAAAATTATCAGAATTGGGATTAGATCCAGTCCGGATTGATTACGCTGACACAGACAGCCCGATTTTAAAAATAGAGACCCTTGAGGGATTGATGATTGCGGCAAAAGGCGACTACATCATCAAAGGAGTTAAGGGAGAATTTTATCCATGCAAGCCGGATATTTTCGCAGAAACGTATGAAGAAGCAAAGGAGTGCAGAAAATATGACCAGAGAAGAATGGATTCAATTTAGCGTCATTTCGATAATTTACGTAATTTTGCACATTACGATAGAACTGATAAAAGAAAGGAGAAAAAAGTGAGACAGGATAAATATGATTACAATGAAGCAGCACGAAGATATGCTGAGAAGCTAGACCGAATTGACAGAGCTATAGAAGAAGAGCTGCGAAAGGAATTCCTGACAAAAGCAGGCAAGATATTGCTGATTGCATCGATTATTCTGTTTATGCTACCGCTGATTTTGATAAAGGAATCAGTCATGGTGGAATTACGCTTTCAGCTGGTCAGTTGTTTCGGAATGATTGCGGCAATTGCCATGATTAAGGCGGGTCGTGACTGACGCATTCAAAAGGAGTGATATTACTTGGAAGATATCTTCAAGGCAAATAAAGCATATCTTTTTCAGTATCGAAAGAAGATGGAAAAAATTCGGCGGTTGGAAGACAAGCTGGCACAGATTGACAGTGATCTTATCGTGCTCAAGTCCCCAGCCATGAGCAGCGAACCTAAATCATCGGTCAAAATAACGCTGACAGACAAGCTTATTCAAAGGGAAGAGTTGGAAGATAAAATCAACACGCTTCTCAAGTATGCACGTCAGGACAGAACAGACATTACACGATGCATTGACGCTCTCGACAATCAGAAGCAGGCGTTGGTTTTGGACCGATACTTCATCGGCCTGCAGTCTCTAGAAGAGATAGCGGACGATGTTAGCTATAGCTGCAGCTATGTCACCAAGCTTTACATTCAGGGCGTTCAGTCAATCAGTGTAGTTTGAGTGCAGTTGTAGTGTAGTTGAAGTGTAGTAAGAGTGTAGTTGGAGTGTATACAAAGTAACCGTGCGTACATGCTATTATGATAACGTCGAAAAAGGCAAGAGATTAACACCCCCCTGGGTATACCATGCCAAGATGGTAAGCATCCCCCTGGAGTGCAAGTTAATCCCTTGCCTTTTTATATACCACCAGTGGAGGTGACAGCATGGTCAGAGCTGACAGACAAGGACAGCACAGGACTGCATTTGAGAAGAATAAGAAGCGTTTGTTGATGACACAGAACACGTGCGGGATTTGTGGTATGCCGATTGACAAATCACTAAAGCCACCTGATCCAATGTCACCGGTTGTTGATCACATCGTGCCAATCAGCAAAGGTGGTCATCCGTCAAGCATAGACAATCTGCAGCTGGCTCATTGGCAATGCAACCGTCAGAAATCGGACAAGCTATATGCTAGTGGATTTAAAAAGAAGCCTCAAGTAATCGGCAACAGGAATCTTCCGCAGTCACTGGACTGGTCCAGATACAGGGGGGTATAGACCCCCTACACGGTCCGTCCGTGCTTTCCCGCCGTCACTGTACATTTTTTCTCGCGCGACATGAAAGGAGTAGATAAAGTGAGTGAATTTAAGGGTATGGGGTACCTGAAACGCAAGCTGGCAACCGTCAGACCACGGGTTCTGATGAGATACAGGCAGTATGCATCTAAATATCATGATTCCCCCGTCGGACTGACCATTCCGCCACAGATCCGTGACAGATACCGTGCCGTTTTGGGCTGGAATGCGAAGGGTGTTGACGCTCTGGCAGACAGACTGGTATTCAGAGAATTTGCAAATGATGATTTTGGAGTAAATCAGATTTTTAAGCAGAACAATCCCGATGTGTTTTTTGACAGCGCAGTTCTATCAGCATTGATTGGCAGCTGCTGTTTTGTCTACGTCTCTGCTGATTCTGATTCTGCTAATCCTGTGCGTATGCAGGTCATTGAAGCGTCTAATGCCACGGGTGTCATTGACCCGATTACGGGTCTGCTAACGGAAGGGTATGCCGTACTTCAGCGAGACACTGATACAGAGGCACCGCTTCTGGAAGCATATTTCACGTCGACTGAAACGTGGTATTACCCTAAAGGCGGTTCGCCATATTCAATTGCCAATCCCGCTGGTATGCCGCTGCTTGTTCCGGTCATTCACAGGCCCGACGCTGTCAGACCGTTTGGTCGGTCAAGAATCACCAGATCAGGTATGTATTATCAGCGTTACGCCAAACGCACGCTTGAGCGAGCCGACGTCACAGCCGAATTTTATTCGTATCCGCAGAAATACATTCTTGGCATGGATCCTGATGCCGAACCGATGGATACGTGGAGAGCAACGGTTTCATCTCTTTTGAGGATTGACAAGGATGATGATGGCGACCGTCCTACTGTCGGCCAGTTCACGACCGCAAGCATGGCTCCGTTTACTGAGCAGCTGAAAACCGCAGCTGCCGGTTTTGCCGGAGAAATGGGATTGACGCTCGATGATTTGGGCTTTGCGTCTGATAATCCTTCTTCAGTTGAGGCAATAAAGGCTAGTCACGAGAATCTGAGATTGGCTGGACGTAAGGCGCAGCGGTCACTGGGCAGTGGCCTGTTGAATTGCGCATATACGGCGGTGTGTCTTCAGGACCAGTTCCATTATGCACGCAGCCGTTTTGTTGATACTGAGGTTAAGTGGGAACCGTTATTCGAGGCTGATGCTAATACGCTGACGCTGATTGGCGATGGCGTAATCAAACTCAACCAGGCGATTCCGGGATTTGTGACGGGCGAGACCATTAGGGATTTGACCGGCATTCACGGCGCAGAAAACACCGAACCGCAGATTACTACACAGTCAGAGGTGGTAAGCGATGACTGATGATGTTTTGCCGGAGTTGCTGAAACTGGTCTGTGACGAATTTGAAAAGTCATATGCTGCTAACGGGATTGTCAAACAGGTGCAGAAGAAGCTTGAGGATAAGTCAGCTACATATGCTGACGCTTACGAGTACGCATATGGGGTCGGCTGCATGCTCTCTGACGCCCTGACAAAACATGTAACAAACGAATTATTGCCTAACGGTACAATGTACTACAATATTGCTCAACGGTTGTTACAGAAAACGCTGGGTACCAATTATAAACTGGTGTCTGAACTGGCGGCTGGTGTGCAGAAAGTTCTAAATAGAAAGGCGGGCTTGACCCTAGCCGCACTGAAGCCGGACATTGATCAGAATAAGGTTGATGGATTGATTGAGCGCCTGTCCAAAGGTGATTTTGAAAATGACAAGTTCGTCATGGGCAGCCCGATTGCTAATTTCACGCAATCCGTTGTTGATGACACAATTGCTAAAAACGTTGAATTCCACGCCAGCGCAGGTCTGCATCCGAAAATCGTCAGAAGATATGCTGGCAACGGCTGCAAGTGGTGTGCAAATCTGGCGGGGACGTACGATTATCCAGTTAAACAAGAGATCTATCACCGTCATGATAACTGCCGCTGCATTGTTGAATATTTTCCGGAGGACGGAAGAGGCGTGCAGAATGCACACACTAAGGGGTGGAGAAACGAATCGAAAGTCGAACGTGAAAGGATTCGTAAATCAAAAGGCGATAATGGCTTTAGAAGGAAAGACAGCATTCAGACTGCAGCCGAAGCGGAGGCAAGGGCATTGGGATATAATCCGATTCCTACGTCGAAGGCTGTTGAGTCTTTAAGGAAAGAGACAAGAATATGGCAAAAAGACTTGGAAGATGAAGAGATAAGGTCTATTAATAAATACACGTATAATGGCACAGATGATGATGGCAAGAAATTGTTTTTCAAAATCAATGAATTTTTGGAAGGTCGTTATTTCCCAAGAGATGAAAGAGAAAAGGAAATCATTTTGAGAAACGCAGACAATATCAAGGCCGCCATATCGAAATTTAAGTTAAAGGATGATATAATAATATATAGGAACGATAAATTACCCCAAAAACTTAATAAGCGGTTGAATAAGTTTTTAAGTACTTCAGCTATGCCAAAGGCAGTAATAGGAAAGGTGCCCAATGTGGCAATTATTGTTCCCAGGGGAAGTAATGGCGGTTACGTTGAGTTGATAGCTGATGAAGCATATAGAAAGCAGCGAGAGTTTATTATAAACAGTGGTGCTAATTTAGAGTTAGTGAAAAAAGAGGCTGGTTTATATATTTATAAATTGAGGTGATATTTTTATGTTGAGTAAGGAATTGGCTCGAAAATATTATCAGGAACGAATTGATTCAGAATCTTACGATGACTATACCGAAGAAGAATTGCGTCTTCAAAAAGAAAGAGCAAAAGAATTAGAAGAGTATGGAAAGAAAAGACGCAAGGAACGTGAGATGAGAGCAGCCAGAAAAAAATAGCTGACTTTCATTTGTAACGTGAGGTGCAAACATGGCTAAAGATGACTATGATGTGGTTGGCTTAATCGAAATGGTATTTGGCGGTTAATTAAGTTAACCGCTATTTTTATACTCTTTTTTTGCCCTGTCATATGGCGTAAAACTGGGCAATACGATTGAAAGGAAGAAGGCCATGGCTGAAAAACGACTAGGCAATCAGAATCCTACTCAATCGGTAATTCTACCATACACTGAATCCTTGTCGGATGAAGCAATCGCAATATACGAAAAAACCGGGCTGAAGAGCTACCCGTGGCAGAAAAATCTTGTCAAGTCAATCATGGCTGTTGATGATGATGGCTTATGGGTGCATCAGAAGTTCGGTTTTTCCATACCCCGCCGTAACGGTAAAACGGAAATCATCTATATTCTTGAACTGTGGGGCCTGCAGCACGGACTTAACATGCTGCATACGGCGCACAGGATCAGTACTTCTCATTCATCTTTTGAAAAGGTTAAGAAGTATCTTGAAAAGATGGGAATGAAGGACGGCGAAGATTTCAATTCAATCAGAGCCAAAGGCCAGGAACGCATTGAATTGTATGAGACGGGCGGAATTATCCAGTTTCGTACGAGGACATCCAACGGCGGACTGGGCGAAGGCTTTGATTTTCTCGTTATCGACGAGGCACAGGAGTATACGACCGAACAGGAATCGGCACTCAAGTACACGGTGACCGACAGCAACAATCCTATGACAGTCATGTGCGGGACACCGCCAACTCCTGTTTCTTCCGGGACTGTTTTTGTTAAATATCGCGAGGCATGTCTGTTCGGCCAGGCAAAATATTCCGGCTGGGCTGAGTGGTCGGTATCTGAGGAAAAGGAAATCGATGATGTGGATGCATGGTACAACTCCAACCCGTCGCTGGGGTTCCATCTGACGGAACGCAAAATTGAAGCTGAGCTGGGCGAGGACAAGCTTGATCACAATGTGCAACGGTTAGGCTACTGGCCTTCGTACAATCAGAAATCGGCAATTGCAGCAACCGAATGGGATGCGCTAAAAGTTGACAGTTTGCCAGCCTTCCAAGGTAAACTTTTTGCCGGTGTCAAATATGGTCAAGACGGAGCAAACGCTGCGTTGAGCATTGCGGTACATACCGCAGACAAGCGGGTGTTTGTCGAAACCATCGACTGTCAGTCTGTTAGGAATGGCAATCAATGGATCGTTAATTTCCTGAAAACTGCTGATGTGGAGCAAATCGTTATTGATGGGGCTAGTCGTCAGAAGATTCTGGCCGACGAACTCAAAGACTATCACGTCAAAAACGTGGTACTGCCGACCGTCAAGGAAATCATCATGGCCAATTCGATGTGGGAACAGGCGATTTATCAGAAAACGTTGTGCCATGCGGGACAGGCATCACTTAGAAAAGTTGCGACAAACTGTGACAAGCGTAACATCGGGTCAAGCGGCGGTTTTGGTTATCGATCGCAATTTGATGATATGGATATTAGTTTGATGGATAGCGCTCTGCTTGCGCACTGGGCTTGCGCAACACTCAAGCCTAAGAAAAAGCAGAAAATAAGCTATTAAATGCACCGAAATGGTGCTTTTTTTATGCTCAAAATTACCGAACGCGCGGGGAATCGCGGAGAAAGGAGACATTTTGATATGTCAGAATTTAAAACAATTGAAACGCAAGAAGATTTGGATCGTATCGTAAAAGAGCGTTTAGCTCGTCAAAAAGAGAAATACGCTGATTACGATGAATTGAAATCACGCGTGAAGGAATTGGAAGATGAAAACGCAGAACTGCATACTGCTGCTGATGTTTCTGCTAAGGACAAAACCGCACAGGAAAACCAAATTGCCGAATTGCAATCTAAAATTTCCGATTATGAAACGGAAAAGACGAGAACACGCGTGGCTCTGCAATACGGTTTGCCCCTCGACTTGGCCAATCGCTTGCGCGGAGATGATGAAGAAGCGTTGAAACAGGATGCGGAAAATTTGGCGGGGCTCATGCACGCAAATGGGCCAAAAGCTCCGCTTAAGTCGACGGAGCCGACAGTAACTGATGATAAAGGCTGGGCGCAGATGACGCGCCAGCTTATAGAACATTAATTTAAAAGGAGATTGATATTATGGTTGACACATTAAAAGGCGGTACAACTTTTTCACCGGAGCTTGTTACAGAATTGATGTCGAAAGTTAAGGGTTATTCAACACTTGCAAAACTCAGCGCACAAACGCCGATTCCATTCAACGGTTCACAACAGTTTGTTTTTAATTTGGAAGGCAACGCTCAAATTGTCGGCGAAGGCGAAACAAAGAAGCCGGGCAAGGCAACTCTTGAATCGAAGGTTATTCGCCCCACGAAGTTTGTTTATCAGGCACGCATTTCGGACGAATTTAAGTATTGCTCAGAAGAAAAGCAGATTGATTACCTTCAAGCTTTTAGCGATGGATTTGCCAAAAAGATTGCGGCTGCTTTTGATTTAGCGGCAATCCATGGTCTGGAACCCAAATCGCTTACTGACGCATCATTCAAGGCGACAAATTCTCTCGATGGTCTGGTAACGGGTGTTGATTTTGACGCTAAGAAACAGTTCGATGACCAAATTGACGCAATCGTTCAAACGGTTGTCAACGATTATGATGTTACCGGTCTTGCACTTTCTCCAGCGGCAGGTCAAGCTTTGGCACAGATCAAGGTCAACGGTGTAGTGCAATATCCGGAATTCCGTTTCGGCCAAAACCCTGATGCATTTTACGGCATGACGTCTGACGTCAACAAGACGCTAGCAACAAAAGGCGCTACTTCCGAAGACGATTATGTCATTGCAGGCGATTTTCAGAATGCGTTCAAGTGGGGCTACTCGGAAGAAATCCCGCTCGAGGTCATCGAGTACGGTGATCCTGATCAGACAGGCCGTGATTTAAAAGCAAACAACGAAATCCTTCTTCGTGCAGAATCGTTTATCGGTTGGGGCGTGCTTGACGCTAACGCGTTTGCGCGTATCAAAGCACCGGCAGCTTAGTCACTATAGATTAGTTTAGGGGGTGGTAGGGTGGCAAACTTCGCAACCGTTGAAGATGTTGAAAATTTATGGCGCGTATTAAAGCCGACTGAACGCGAACGGGCGCAGAATCTGTTAGAAACAGTGTCCGATTCTTTGCGTGTCGAGGCGAACAAGGTCGGCAAGGATTTAGATGCAATGGTAGCTGAAAGCGTATCATACGCTAACGTTGCTAAATCGGTAACGGTAGACGTGGTAGCTAGAACACTGATGACTGCAACTGATCAGGAACCGATGACGCAGGTTACAGAAAGCGCGCTTGGGTATTCGTACAGCGGCTCTTTTTTGGTCCCGGGTGGCGGCTTGTTTATCAAAGACAGTGAGCTTAAGCGACTGGGGCTTAAGCGTCAGAGATACGGGGTGATGAATTTATATGACGAGTAGATTACACGGAATTACGGTTATACTTGTTGACGAAACAAACGCAGGTGAAGATCCGTTTGGTCAACCGGTTGTCGGAAAAACCGAAATTCCTATTGAAAACGTGCTGGTCGCACCGGCATCGACGGATGATGTTACCGCAGAGCTGAGTTTGACCGGCAAAAAAATCGTATATGAGTTGGCAATCCCCAAGGGCGATATCCATGACTGGACTAATAAAACAGTCAAATTTTTTGACAAAAAGTGGAAAACGGTCGGAATCCCGCAAGAGGGCATTGAGGACCTGATACCGCTTGATTGGAATAAGAAAGTGATGGTGGAACGATATGAGTAATTCTAAATTCGTTCTAAATCGTGCCGGTGTTGCACAGCTGCTCAAATCGTCCGAGATGCAGTCAGGGCTTAAGGCTAAGGCTAAAATCATTCGTGAACGGTGCGGCGATGGATACGAACAGGATATATATGTCGGCAAGAATCGTGCAAACACTATGGTATATGCCGATTCCATAAAGGCAAAACGCAGTAATGCGAAGCATAATACGATTCTGAAGGCGGTGAATGCGGCACGTGATTGAACTCATTTTGAAACAGTATCTTGACAGTGTGCTTGATGTTCCCGTGCTTTTGGAGCATAAAACAGGCGTTACTGTACCGTATGTCCTGCTTGATAAAACGGGCGGCAGTGAGTCAAATCATTTGAAGAAGGCAACGGTTGCCATTCAATCGTACGGAACATCACTGTATAATGCGGCGAAGCTCAATGAGGATGTCATCCGAGCAATGGACGGGCTGACAACGGTTGAGAACGTCGGTGGTGCGCACCTTAACGGCAGCTACAATTTTACTGATACTGAAACTAAGAATTACCGCTATCAGGCGGTATATGATATTAACTATTTGTAAGGAGGTCATATAATGGCAACAACAGTCAAATATGTCACGAACGCAAAACCTAAAGTCGGCGGTGCCATTTACAGCGCTCCGACCGGGACGGCATTGCCGACTGACGCAACCAGTGCGCTTAATGCAGCGTTTAAGTGCCTTGGATACGTGTCAGATGACGGCATTCAGAATTCGGATGAACGCAAGACTGATGATATCAAGGCTTGGGGCGGTGACATCATCAACTCCGTCCAGAAGGAAAAGACGGATACGTTCAAATACACTTTGGCCGAAGTGCTGAATGTTGACGTTTTGAAGGAAGTGTATGGTGATGCCAATGTCACAGGAACGCTTGACACAGGGGTAGTCGTTAAATCGAATTCAACTGAGCTTAAAGAACACGTGATTGTCATTGAGCTGGTGTTGAGGGACAATGTGCTGAAGCGAATTGTGATTCCGCAGGGGAAAGTCACCGAAATTGGCGAAATCAAGTATGTTGACGGCGATGATGTCGGCTATGAAACCACCGTTACCTGCTTCCCCGATGACAACTCAAACACGCACTACGAGTACATTGTTAAACCAAAGGCGGGAGGTGATCATAATGCTTAAAGGCAAGACAAAGACAGGATTTGAGTACGAATTTGATGAAAAAATCTTGAAGAACTATGAGTTAGTCGAGTTGCTGGCAGAGGTTGACGATAACCCGCTTGTCTTGCCTAAAATCTTTAAGATGTTACTCGGTGATCGAGTCGATGAACTTAAGAACCACGTTAGAGACGAAGAAGGGGTTGTTGATATCGAGAAGATGTTGGTTGAATTTCAAGACATTTTCTCAACTCAGGCCACCTTAAAAAAATAGTATTCCTTGCCGCTGCCATTAACACAGATGAGGATGCGCTGATATGCGACCTGGCTGAAACGTATGGCATTTACAATTACAGACAGCTACCTGCATACCGGGTAGCTGTTTTTTGCTATGGCTTAAGGGACGATTCTCGCATAAAAATGGCAATGGCTGACATGCGATATACGCTTGATACGCTTTTGTCTGCGGGCATTCTAGACAGGTTAAGCATTCTCATCTGGCAAAAAACAGAGGATGCGCAAACCGGCAAGAACAGACCAGCAAGCGTAGTAGATTTGCTGACAGGCAACGCACAAGAGCCTGAGACTGAAAATATATCATTCGCAAGCGGCAAGGAGTTTGAAGAAACACGCAACAAAATTTTGAAAGGGGTGGAAGCTGATGGCGATTGAGCTCGGCAAAGCTTATGTGCAAATCGTGCCTTCCGCTAAAGGAATTTCAGGCGGAATCACAAATCAAGTTGTTCCCGCAGCCGATGCAGCCGGCCGTACCGGCGGACTGACCCTTGGCAAAAAGTTAGCCGCAGTCGCTTCTGCCGCAATCGCGGCTGCCGGTATCGGTAAGGCGATCGCAGCTTCGATTGAAGAAGGCGGCAAGCTGCAGCAGTCAATCGGTGGTGTAGAGACGCTTTTCAAAAGCTCGGCAGGTATGGTTAAGCGGTATGCGCAGGAAGCGTACCGGACAACCGGCGTGTCGGCTAACTCATACATGGAAAACGTAACCAGTTTTGCGGCGTCCCTTGTGTCGTCGTGCGGTGGTAACACGAAAAAGGCCGCAAAAATGGCCAATACCGCAATGACTGACATGGGCGATAACGCTAATAAAATGGGCACCGATATGGAACTAGTTCAGGAAACGTATCAATCTCTTGCTCGTGGCAACTATGAAATGTTGGACAACTTGAAACTCGGTAGAAAAACCATAGCCGAGTATAAACCTAGTGAAAACGGTGAAACTCTAAGTTTAGTGGCTTAGACAATACCGTGCTAAGCAAGAATTAGATGCTTTGCTGGAATTTTACGTATTTGTTTGATAAAATAAAATATATAAATACGTGGGGGATTGCAAAGTGTGGAAGAAAATTGATAGAAATCCAAATTATTCAATTAATGAAAACGGTGAAGTTAGAAATGATAAAACAAAACATATTAAAAACTCGTTTACAAATAAAAGAAACGGGTATTTGATGGTTGACCTTTATCAAAACAACAAATCTGAAAAGGTGCCAATACATCGATTGGTAGCTGAAGCTTTTATTCCGAATCCGGAGAAAAAGGCAACGGTTGATCACATTGATGGTGATAGAAAAAACAATTCTATATCCAATCTAAGGTGGGCAACCTACTCAGAAAATAACTCACGTTTTGAGACCGTTGGAGTAAGAAGTGAAGCGGTTGTTGTTACTAGATATAAAGAAGAACGAAAAAAAAGAGGTGGCGGACATTTAGCGTGGTTAGATGTCATCGAAAAGCTTGAGTTCGAGAGTATATCAGCAGCTGCCGAATATTTCGGTTGTACTATTTCAAACATTTCTTTAATGTTAGAAAAAGGTACAATTGGGCAGCGTGGAAAAACGAGGGGATATCAATTTTCTTATAAGAACGGTAAGCGTTCGATTTATAATTCTTGAAAGTGTAACGACTATCGAAACAGAGAAAACACCTGAAAGGGTGTTTTTTTAATGGAGTAGAGTAGGATTCAAGCGAATCCGAAGCGCTAGGGTGCAAGATTATATGCACAAAAGATAGTCTATTCTGCATGGCGACATGCAGCAGCCCTAAACGGGCGGTCATGAAGTAGCGAATCATGGCGAATACGTACCTAGTATGGTGGTACTAAATCCGAAATGGAACGACTGATGAAGGACGCTGAAAAGCTGACGGGGGAACACTACACTGTCGGCGATTTTGGCGATACTGTCAAGGCAATCCATGCGGTTCAGGAACATCTTAAGATTACGGGTACAACGGCCAAGGAAGCATCAACTACGCTTCAGGGGTCGTTCAACTCGATGAAGGCTTCGTTTCAGGATGTTCTTGGCAATCTATCTGACGGCGAGTTAGACATAACTCCGTCGTTGAACGCGCTGGCGAAGACTACATCAACATTCTTCTTTGGCAATTTTGTACCAATGCTAGGCCGCTTGATTTCGACGTTGCCGAGTGCTCTTTCGACATTTATACAGGCTGCCATTCCGGAACTGAAAAAGGGACTTCAAGGGATGTTCTCGAATCTTGGCATTGAAATAGATTTCGGCAGCGTTTCGGGCAGCATTAGCAAAGTTCAGCAAGCATTGACGCCCGTAATAAACACGATTAAGACGTGTATAAACAATCTTGATTTCAGCGGCTTGAAATCACTGGCTTCTGCTGTACTTCCGGCAGTTCAGGCAGGGTTTGAAACATTTGCGAGCGTCGCATTGCCGGCAATCAGCCCGCTGATCAAAGCAGTAACCAGCTTATGGAACGCATGCCAGCCGCTGCTTAAAACAATCGCTGGAGCGCTGACCCCGGCTTTTAAAGTTCTGGGTGCATTTCTTGGCGGTGTTTTCAAGGGCGTTCTTAGCACAATCACGTTTGCGGTTAATGCCGTTAAAGTTGCCATTCAAGTGTTGACGCCGATTGTCAATGTCGTTGTTGCAGCTTTTAAGGCATTTTCACCGGTTTTGACAGCTCTTGCTTCGTTTATTGGTCAGTTAGTCGGTCAGTTCGGTGGTCTGGGCGGTGCGGCTAAAACGATGAAGAACGTTGTCAGCACTGCGTGGAACGGAATCAAGGATGGTGTAAAGCTCGCTGGTGAAGGCGTCAAGGGCGTAGTCAACGGTTTGAAAATCGCATGGAACAGTTTGAAGTCTGCCGGTAATGCCTTGCGGAGTGCAGTATCAGGAGCATGGCATGGATTAGGCAGCGTTGTTTCCAGCGTATCCGGCGGTGTACGCGGAGCCGTCAGTGGCGCTAAGGCAGCATTTAGCGCATTCGGCCGTGGCGTCTCCAACGTATCTGGCGGCGTCAAGGGTGTTTTGGGCGGTGTTAGGTCTGCATTTAACGGATTGCGGAACATCAATTTATGGCATGCCGGTGCAGCTATCATGAACGGTCTTCTGAGCGGTCTCAAATCCGCTTGGGGAGGTGTCAAGCACTTTGTAAGAGGTATTGCCAAGTGGATTAAGAAACATAAGGGCCCTATCAGCTATGATAAAAAACTGCTGATTCCGGCCGGCAATGCAATCATGGCTGGGCTTAACAGGGGACTGGTAAACGGATTTGAAAACGTTAAGTCGACCGTGCTGGGCATGAGTGGTACGATTGCTGATACGCTGACTGCTAATCCGGTTGCTACATTAGCCACCTCCGGGAACGTTGAAACAGGTACTGCCCTGGTTGGTACTACGCCGGTTGTGATAAACCTGACGCTTGGCAGCAGTGATTTCCAGGCATTCGTTGATGACATTTCCAAAGCACAGGGTACTAAGACGCAGTTCCAACGTGCGTATAAATTCTGAAAGGAGTGGTGAGTGTGAGATCACAGGTGGCATTTAGCTATGGTGGGCAATGCATTGATACCGCAATAGCCGGCTTTGCCACGCTTGCCGTTTCAGGTCGTGGTAATTTTACAACTGCGGTCAATTCGACTGATTTAGCCAGTGATGGTGCTAAATACCTAAGTTCGCGCATTGAATCGAAGAAGCTGACGGTAAATTTTTTCCTGCAAGCTTCAAGCCTGTCGGATCTGTCTGACAAAACAGGGAAGCTTAAAAAGCTTCTGTCCGTCAGGAATACGGAAGTTTCCTTTGCCGATGACGGCTATAGATATACCGGTACTGTAACGTCACTCACGTTTGACGATACCACTCTCCACCCAACAGGGACCATCGAAATTACGCTGAGCGATCCATACTGTTATTCTGCGGAGAAGACTATAACGGGAACAGGGACGTCTGTAAGTTTGTCCGAGTATGATGACACTGGGTTTGCAAATTTGCCAGCAGCGATTGAATTCACGCCAGCGGAGGGAATTTCCACATTCCAAGTCACTAGCAATCAAGGCAAGCATTTTCTGCTAACCCAGTCAGTTTCAGCCGGCAAAAAGATAGTGATCGACTTTAAGACACTTACATGTACGGTCAACGGCGCTACGGTATTGTCAAGCGTTTCTCTCAACAGCAACTTTGCTGATTTTAATATTGACCACAACACTAAGCTGACATTTAACGCAAACGGCAATTATGTAATTAGATTCGAGGTGAAAAAATTGTGATTTTGTATCAGCTGAACAAAAAACAGGATGTGATTGGAATTGTTTCGTCCGATGTCATCAGTGCAACGCTTGAGGAACAAATTAATACGGCCGGCAATCTGAAGTTTGTCGTCGCCAAGAAATTGAGTGCAGGGTGTCAGTATGTACTTATACAGCGCCCCGGTGCCGCTACGTACATGTGTTTCAAGATTTTGACGGAAACACAGGAGGACAACAAGGTTAGCTATACTGCAGTTGAATCTGCATACGATGAACTTGGATCGTACTCATACATCAAGGACATGCGACCACAGAATCGTACTGCCAAGGAAATGCTGCAGCAAATCTTGTCGGCAACACGGTTTTCTGTCGGATATGTTGCTGATACCGGTACACAGAGTACGAATTTCTACTACACTACCGTCCTGGCCAGCTTGCAGAGCGTGGTCAATCTGTTCGATCTTGAAGTCACTTTTGACGTTGTTTTTGACCCGATTGACAACCAAGTTAAAAAACGCATGGTTAACCTGTACACTCAAATGGGATCCAGAACCGGACGGCGGTACGAGTACGGCGATAAGCTGCTCAGCGTAACATGCGAACAGTCTAGTGACACTCTGGTAACTGCACTTGTAGGCCGTGGGTCCAGTGTGCAGGTCAGCGAAGGTACTGATGGAAGTCCTGATGGATACAGTCGGAAAATTACCTTTGCCGACGTTGTATGGAAGAAATCTGCAGGGGACCCGCTCGATAAGCCGGCCGGGCAGGAATATCTGGAAGATCCGGCAGCTACGGCTATATACGGGTTCTCTGATGGGGCACCACGTATCGGTTTAGTAGAGTTTGACGCAATCACCGACCCCGCACTGCTTCTGAAAGCCACATATGACAAGCTGCAAGAACTCAAGCGGCCTAAAGTATCGTTCAAAGCATCCGTTACAGACGTTGGTAGCTTAAATTTGGGGGATACAGTGGCGATTATCCGCCATGATTTAAAAATTGAGTATTCCACGCGCGTTTACAAGGTTACGCATGACCTGCTCAATCGCCAGAACAACACAGTTGAACTGGGGGATGATTTTCAAGCCGCCAGCATAACGTCAACGATCAGCGCAGTTCAAGATACGGTGCAGAGCGCCAAAGATTACTCGCAATCAGCGTTGCAGTCAGCTAACGGCAAGAATACCAATCATTTCGGTACATCGCAGCCACAGTTTGCTGTTGAGGGGGACTTGTGGTACAAGGATCTCGGCAACGGCGAGACTGAAATGTACCAGTATCAGAATGGTAACTGGGAACTGATTACGTCGACGGCAGAGCTGCATAACACGCAGAAGGAAGTTGACCAGGCCATCAAAGATTTCAACGCACAATTTAAAGAAATCGATGACAAGTACGTTCCTAACGAAACTTACCAGACTGAGAAGCAGGCTTTTTCCACGGCCGTGACTAAAGCCTCGGAAACGGCAAAGGCGGCAAAGGCAACTGCGGATACTGCTTCGGCAAATGCAACGGAAGCAAATAACAGCGCAAGTGAAGCACGTGCTAAAGTTGATGACGTTGCTAAAACCGTGACAAAAAACGGCAAAGCAATCGGGGAAATCAAAACTGATGTTGATGGCGTTAAAGCCACGTATGCCACGCTCGATGGCAAGGTTACGTCAGTGTCGGCTAGAGCAGGTGCAGTTGAAGCAGCACTGAGCGACGGAAAAGGTGGGTTGATCAGTGTTAAAGCTGAAAATAATCGTATTGAATCCCTCGTTGATTCTAAAGTCGATGACAGTGAGTACAACACGTTCAAGCAACAGACATCGACCACGCTAAGTCAAAAAGCCAACAAAACCGATTTGAACGGATATGTAACAGGGACACAATTTAACCAGACGGCAGATAAAGTTGACACGCTCGCGAGTGATGTCAAGTCTGTAAAGGCCAAGGCCGAAAACATTGAAAGTACGATGAAATCGACAAGCTTCGCAAACAGCGTTGTTAAGGCAAGCGGAATTGATACGAAAGTAGCCGGTTATGATACTACAATCAGGAAGCTGATTGGCAAAGATGGTACAACTGGTGATTTGAACACTTTGGTATCTGCCTACAGCAATGAAATCAGTCAAACAAAAAAGCAAACAACCAATTTGATCAGTGCGCTTGACTATAATGGGACAACCGGTAATTTTGGCTCCGGATTTGCCAAAAAAGTTGCTGATGCATACGGTACAACTGAATCGTATAAATCGCTGAACGGCAAGATTGACGGGTTACAGATTGGCGGAGCGAATCTGTTGGACGGTACGGCAGGTGTATTTAGACGTATATGCCCTAGCAGTGATCATGTAGATGGGCCGATATGGACACTAAAAGTTGAGCCGCAAAGTACTACCATTACGGTATCTTTCGACGCTCGAGCCAGTGTAGCTAAATTTTTTGAATGCTACTTTTACGGACAAAACTATGACACAGTAGGCTATACTATCCATGCATATACGTCGCAAAGCAACGGTGCTGACAAACTGATATCAAGAGATGGTAGGGTGCAAATCACGCCAACGACCGAATGGAAACGTTACTGGATAACATGGATGCTGACTAAAATCCCGCCGGCCGGAACACGTAATGTACAGATTGGCAGAATGTTTGTCAACCCCTTCATAGCAGGCGACTGGTTAGAAATCCGAAATGTCAAACTGGAATCGGGTGGCAAAGCAACTGACTGGTGCATGTCGGACGGGGACATTAACAAGCGCATACAGACTCAGGCCGATGCACTGACTGCATATCAGGCAGAAGTAAAGCGTACTTATGCTTTATCATCATCTGTGTATACCAAAACGGAAACGCAGACTAGAGAGAATGCGCTTAAGAACTCGACGATCAATAGCTTAAAGGCCACCGATGATTGGAAAAAGTTGATTAAGATTAATCAGAACTCAAGCTGGATCCAAGACGCAACCGGTTTTCAGCAACAGGTTTGGAAATACAATCTTGATTCGAGCAGCGAGCTTATCGGTAAAAAGAGTTTTGAGGATTCGGCAGTCGGGAATTGGCGTTGCGGTGACTTGAAAACACCGGCTCAATTTGTGGAAGGCAATGCTGCATACGGATTCCGGAACTATATCAGAACGACAAGCCAGAGCATCGGTGATCTGTATTATTACGGAAACGGTTGGGTATCCGTACGTCCAGGAGATAAATTTTATGTCGAGGTATTAATCCCAAACTTCAGCGGTGTTTACAACAATTTAAATATCACGGTTACTGCGTATTTAAGATACGAGCAAAACGGCAAAACATGTTGGGCGACAGGACCCCGAGCCACTATCACTCCAGGTCACTGGGGATGGGTAAAGGGCATCGTAACGGTGCCGGATAATGTCACGCAAATCATGCCGTGCATAGGCACTAAGGATAGTAATAAAAAAATATGCGTAACCTATGTAGCGTATGCTAGCTTTAAAAAGCTTGATGATTACACTCAGTCAAACATGACGTCAATCAAACAATCATCAGACGGTATCGGATTAAAAGTTGCCCAACTAGTCGGGGGTTCTGACATATCGAAAATCGACATGACTAGTGCGGCAGTCAAAATTGATTCAAAGCATATCTTACTAGATGGCGATGTTGCGATTGACGGAACGACTTTTGCAAAAAAAATCAAAGCAACTGGTATCACGGCCGACATGATGCTGGCCGGTACCATCGATGCGTCAAAGATAAACGTCATCAACATTGATGCATCTAAAATCACCACCGGCACGCTGACGGCTAAAATTGCAAAGCTGATGGGTAGCAACAATTCGTGGATGAGCTTAGACGGGTCAGGAATACATGCTGAAGGTGGTACAGCCGCTAACAAGGATCAGTGGGCATTTGATCTTGGCAGTAGAGGGTATCATATAAAGCGCCAAGAAAAAAAATCGGGTGATTATCGTTGGACAGGCGGGCTAGCTTACGGCGAAAATATGGCAAACACGAACGCGAACGGGTTAGGCTTGATAGTTTGCCCAAGTAGCAGCGGCGGTAATGGGGATGAAATTTCGATAGGCAAGGTTGTTAAAGGTAACTTTGACGGCGGTTATGAGTGGACAAATGCGATGAGGTGGTCGGCAACAGGGTATGGTGGTGTCGGCACAGGCTTCCACTGGTACGATACGTGCACATTGGAAAATGACAAAGCGCGTACAATTTATACGGGAGGCAAAGACCCATTTTACATCAGGAACATACGCTGGGGTAACAGTGGTAATTACTATCCGTCGATACAGGTTGGGTACAACGAAAATACTAAATCATCATCGGGAATCGCATTTCGTTGGGACGACATAAAGCCGTGGGGAACTATGAACATGGAAAATGTGGAAATTTCTTGTGGCGCTTCTAACAAGCTGAGATTTACGTGGTGTCAGTGGTCCAACTGGTATCAGCAATGGAAGATACCTGCGATTTCCAATCGAGTTTCACCGACATCCGGGATTGCCTTTGCTTCAGGCGGAATCCGAGAGTTTGCCGGGTCCAAGGTTCGCGATTTATAAAATAGGAGGAAATAATATGGCTTTGAAAAAAACAATTGTTCTTACGGATACAATCGAAAATGCTAACGGCGACGAAATTGCCGAAATGCAAACATACCTAACGGGGGATGGTAGCACACCTGTCATTAGGACGATGGGGTTATCAGAGCCGATTGGTTATTCTGATGATGGCAGGGCTATTTTGCCTGAGCAAGATGATAAGGTTATCGAGAAACGTCAACAGGAATTTATGGCAGCCGCCATCGGAGAACAAAAAACATTGTGTAAAGAGAATGGCATTGATCCGTCATTAGTTAACATTATTGGAGCAGAAAATAAGGAGGATAAGTAATGGATACTGAAAAACTACAAAAAATCATCAGCAATCTTGCTGCTGAAATTGGTAATCTTAATATCAAATTAGCTAACTTAGCAGTTGAAAATGAAAAATTGCAACAAATGATAGCAGAAGCAAATCAAAAGAGTCAAGTCCTAATTTGTGTGTAAATTATTTTTTCTCCCGGGCACTAGTTGTGCAAGGGATGCCATTGCATCCATGTCTGTGCACCAGCACTCTTGAAGGAGCTGTCAAGGGTGCGCCT